AGGGTGTTCAGAAAATGAACAAGGGTGTTCAAATTTTGTTACTAAAGAAGATATATCTAAGAAGATAGAATCTGAAGAAGATAACACTAAGAATGAAGATATCAGCATCACTATCGTGAATGCTGATGAACTTCGTCCTTACATCGATGGCTATGAAGATCAAACACTCTCGCTCTTAGAATTTCTCGAACGAGAGACGAATAAGCGCTTTCCAGATATCCCCCCATCGTTACCACTCACAGCAGCCCAGGAAGCGAAGTTATACACACCGCCTGTGGAAATGGTGTGCATAAGTGAGAATGATAATCATTCTCATATAGCCTCTCCGAAGGCTACACGAAAGAAGGCAGGCAAGGCAAAGCCCGGTGAACTCACTTTACAAGGACAGCACATCCTAGACGAGTACCAGAAGTTCAAAGGGCGCAAATCCACACCGGGCAAGGCCACCATTGAAGCGGCCAATGGCTTAGTTGGCTTAGTAGCATCCGATGAAGAATTTACGGCTGTGCTGACTGAGATACGGGATAACCAATTTTTGAATGAGAAGAGTATCGCGCGTGATCTTGACTTCGTGTTCAGGAAGTACGAACGCTACCGGGATATCGTGGAGCAGAAGGCGGCGAAGACACAGCCGAATGGACGGCCTGCTCCACCTCCCGGTATCAAGGATTACACCGGCATGGGGAGACTATTGCATCAGCAGGAGGCCAGGCGTGGACAAACTTTTACCGCTTAGTATCGAAGCAGAGCAGGGCGTACTTGGCTCGCTCATCCTGGACCCGGAAGCCATTGCAGAGATCATAGATATGCTCTCGCCTGAAGACTTCTACCGGGATGCACACCGGGATATCTACCGCGCCATACGTCGCCTCTACAACAACCGGCAGCCTGCCGACTTCATCACGCTCTGCGATGAGTTGGCCAGTCGCGCCAAGTTAGAGCAAGTAGGTGGAGCAAGCTATGTGACCTCACTCGTCAACTGCGTACCGACTTCTGGTAACATTGCGCACTATGCACAGATCGTACAGAAGAAAGCCACCTGCCGTCGTCTTGTTCATGCTGCAGGCAAGATTGCGGCGACTGCCTATGAGGAAGCAGATAACGCACTAGAACTAGCAGAGCAGTTGATCTATGAGGTAAGCGAGGGCACTGTGTCTAGTGATCTTGTCTCGCTCTCTACTGTCATCGGGCGTTACATCGACAGACTAGATATAGGTCAACGTCAGTATGGGAGGCTTGCCGGTATCTCCACCGGCTTTGATGATCTCGACTTCCTGCTTGGCCGCATGCAACCATCCGAACTGATCATCGTAGGGGGCAGACCAGGGACAGGAAAAACGTCGCTAGCACTCAACATTGCCTACCATGCCATCTTCAGACAGCAGTGTAACATTGCTATCTTCAGCTTAGAGATGAGTCATGATGAACTGGCGCGGCGTCTCGTCTCTATGCAGACAGGGATAGATAGCCAGCAGTTGCGCACGCGCAGGCTCCAAAGTGAGGATTGGGAATTGGTAGCGACTGCCGCGGGCCTGCTCTCCGATGACCATTGCTACATTGATGAAAGTGGTGATCTCTCTATCGCCTTCATACGCAGTAAGGCGCGGCGGCACAAGACGAAGCATGGTCTTGATCTGATCATTGTCGATTATCTGCAACTCATGCATGCCGACATGGAGGAAAAGCGAGAGAATAATCGCGTGCAGGAAATCGGCAAGATTAGCCGTGGACTCAAGCAGTTGGCAAAAGAGTTAGATGTGCCGGTGCTCGCGCTCGCATCGCTCAACCGCGCGGTGGAAGGGCGCGGTGATGCCAGGCCGCGCTTGTCTGACCTACGCGAGAGCGGCAGCATTGAGAGTGACGCCGATGTAGTGATGTTCATTTCGATCATGAAAGATACCGGGTCGCTGGTGAATATTGCCAAGCATCGTAATGGGCCGGTGGGGGATGTGTACTTACGCTTCGATGCGAAACTGACGAAGTTTACCAGCACGAGTGAACCAGTGGAGGTGATATGAACGAAGGCAAGCCTTTTATCAAGATCGATGATTTCTACTATCCGATAAGCGGAATCATGTTCAAGACCTGGCAAGATGATGCTGGCCGTGGAGTGAGTATCTTTGAAATAGGAACGGATGACTCCCTGCATGAATTTCATGGTAAGCAAGCAGAGCAGATACTTGCATGGCTAGAAGATGAGACACTCGATCTCACTGTGGAGGACGAGGCATGACCAACGATATCACCATCCCGCACATTCACCGCATGCGCGCCTGGATTGTCCATCAGCACTTCCTGCACACGCGCACATGCTCCTACTGCCAACAGCGGCAAGGATGCGCGGAAGTCGAACGGTTGTTCCGGCTGCTCTGCTTCTGGACACACCGACTCTTGGAGGTCCAGTCACCTGACCCACATGGGTAAACCCAGGGGCTTGCCCTCATCCTTTCGATACAATGGCACAGGGACAGGGCTTCAGGGCGGGGTGACATCTCTAACCATGTTTGGCCCGCAGACAACTTCATGGTCCCGCCCACTGGCAGTGACGCCAGTACATTTAGAGCGTCGCACCGTTCGCAAGAACGTTAGAGCCGTTTCACTGAGTACTCAGTGTGCCTTAGTTGAAGCGAGCAAATCTCTAGAACAAGTATACGACAAAAGTAGTGTAAAGTCAATCCCTAAGCGGATTGAGCAGACATTCGATAGAGAAAGCGAGGAAGCGGGATGAACCTAAAAGACTACTGGACACAGCCACCACAGGCACAAGATAAGCTGGTTGAGAGCTTGCAGCCAACGCCGTCGTATCTGCGGTGCAACTGTAAGGCAAAAGACCCGGAGGAGTGTTGGTTCAAAAAGCATGGATATCGCCCTGGCGCTTGTGGCTGTTTCTGCCATGTCAAGAAAGGCGAAGAAGGAGAATGGTAGACGCGCCGCTCTTCTCACCGCGCAGGCTGTGGAATGCGTTTCGCCTGTGGGCAAGCTTTGTGGCCACCGGGCAAGACAAGCTCTCGCTGTGGCAGTTCTTGCGCTGGTACAGAAGGCCGGAGGCGGCGGCAAAGCGCGAGGTGGAGTTTTTATGATGGACGAGAGGCAGCAATGGAACGCAATGAGCAAGGCGCAGAAGATCGCCTACTTACAGCGTTACCCGGTGGATGTCCGTATGGAACTGCTGGACGTGCTGACGTTTCCGGAGACGGGGCGTGAAGTGCGCGAGTTCGTAGACTCCATGTTCGAGTGGGAAGAGAAGCGGCGCGGGCCGGAAGCGCGAGCCATGAAATTGTTTCGTAGCGTGAAATAGCCCGGCTGGTGGGATACTTGCCGGGCCAAACAACCCTGCTCTGGGGTTTTCAGGGCTATCAATAAGTTCAAACGAATTGAGACCTTGAAAGGGGAAACGATGAAAAAGGGATTTAGTGGATTCATGTTTTACTTTGGGTGGGTACTGGTATTCCTGGTGACTGCCACTTGTACGGTGCTCCTATTCCGGCGCTTTAGCCCGCCTGATGCTCCCTGGCTACCCTTTGCGGCGCTTGGTGCATTTGAGTATGGTGTGCTGAACTGGCTGCACTTCCACAAGCATAACGCGCGTGGCGTATGGCAGCATGTGATTAGCCTTGCCATGACGGTTGTATCCGGCCTGGCGATCTGTGCAGCTACCATGTTGGAGCTTACCTTGCTGCTGAATAGCAAAGGCTTAGAGACGCTGCCAACCTGGACACAGCAAGCAACATTGTTCGCACTCATCGGGCAAATCGGACTCAATGTCCTTGCCTTCATCGGCATTTCATTGACCGATCCTGATCACATTGCAAAACTTACTGCCATGTCACCCACTCCCCTACCGGTGCGGGTGCCACAAACAAGTGTGCGACCAATCCAGCAGCCAACGCAGCATGTAGAACAGGTGTCCTTTCCACAACTCGCACAAGGAGGCGCACCCGCCGACCCTTTAGCGCGAGAATGGAATGGCGCGAAACCACAGGGGAAAGTCGAGCAATAGGCAAGGAAGATTTGGAAGTTCATTCTTCCGACATACGCACACGCGGGAGCGGTGGAAGACGGCATACCGAAGAGCAGATAAGCGCGATACTTGATCATTATCTGCTCACTGGTGACATGCCAGTAGACGCATCGAAGCGGCAACAATGGAGTTACCGCACACACAAGCGCCTTCCTGAGCGCCGTATCCTGCTCAGGAAGGCAGGCAATAAGATCATACGGTAGAGAAAGTAGGGAATATGGATTTTAGGCAAATCTTTCGTACATCGAAAAAAGATGAGCAGATCGCGCAACTGGAAAAGCAAGTGGAAGGGTTGCTCGAGCAGAATAAGAAGCTTTCGCAAGAGGCAACAGAGCGCTTCGAGACTATCACCGACCTACGGCAACGCCTGGGCATGGCGCACGAGGTCGAGGCGAGCCAGGCCAGTGTTATCTTAACACAAAAGCAGACCATCACCGATCTGCAAAGGGATGTGAGCGCAGCGCAAGAGCGTATCCGTGAGCTTGAGCATGATGTAGCAGAGTACGACGTGGCAAGTGATGGTTTTGTTCTGCAAATCAAAGACTTGCAGCGGGATATCTTTCGACTCGAAGCCGAGGCAGCAGAGCACGCCGTGGCCAGTGCGCGCTATGTCAAGGATATCGCGCAACTGCAAGGGGAATGCCTGTTTCTCGCCTCGGAGAATAGCGATCTGCTCGCCTTCGTGCGCAAGTGTGCCACCGGCTCCAATATCCGCACTGATCATCAAGGCGGCGCAAAGTTGGTGGCATCGGCGTCGGCGCTGCTCAAGCAGTATGACAACGCAAGTGATAACAAGATGTTAAGCGAATGATAAGAAAGGACGTTCCAATGATGAAGCGCCTGCATGCATTCTATGTCAAATGTTATGAGCACTTTAGAATGTGGCTGGAACGGCATGACCCCAAGCCCATGCAGCATTTCAAAGACCCGCCAGAGGTGGAGGACTGGAAACCGGCATCAGCGCATCATTGCCCATATTGTACCTGGCAGTGGATGATGTGGGATGCGTTTGTTGAGCAATGGACATGCCCGCATTGTGGTACATCACGCTACCCGGCGCTCTCTGTCACGGAGAAACGCCCTGTGGTGCGAGCAGTAGAGCCAGTGGTTGTGCGTTCGCTCATCACCTTACCCGAACAGATAGCCATACAGCCACCACATACGCCGCACATCATCACGGCAAAGCGCCTGACAGTACGCTTTGAGCCTGGAGAGATTGGCAGGAAGTTTGCGACAGGCGAGCTTGAGTTGAGAGATGGCAAACCATGCTACAAGGGTGGACGCAGGATTGATACCGATCAACTGCCCTATATCCCAAAGTCGAGGATTGCAGGATGAGAGATGTACTGGTTATCCTCTTTGCCTATATTCTGCCATATGCCTTCTACGGTGCTTGCCTGTGGGTGCTCTTCTTTGTCGGCATCGTTGGTTTTGCCTACCTGGAGCAGTGGCTAGAAACACAGGCCGAATACGCGGAAATGAAGCGGGAAGCGGTACGCTATGCCGAACGGCTGTATGCACCACGCCCGCATGAGGCGCGGGAGGAGAACGTATGAAAGGAGACACCTATGTGTGTCTGTGGTCATAGCAGCATAAGTCATGATGCTATTACAGGATGTAAGTGGTGCTCCTGTAAGCAGTTTAGATCAACCAAAGGAAATAGAGATGACTATTCACGACGCCCACAGCCAACTGGTTGCCATCGATGTGCGCCTGGAAATCGACGTGGCGAAACTGGCATCACTCGAAGATGCACACATGGAGATTGATGATGCACGCCGCGCCTTCGATGAACACCTGGCAGTACACCAGTTGCTAGTAGCAGAGGTAGCACGGCTCACTAGTCCAACCAAGCCCTTTGTGCGGGTGTGAAACGAGTTTTCCTTGCTCCTTCAAAAAGTATCCATATTGGTATCAAAAAGACTTGACATGTATCTACTTTGGTGCTACACTAAGAATGTAAGATGAAACAAAACGAAGGAGCAAGGAAATGACAAAGCATCAAGAGTTCGCAGAGATTTTTCCAGCAGGCAGCAAGGTTCGCTGTGAGAACGAAGCTTTCCCTGGCAAGTGGGATTATGGCACGGTTGAGTGCCACAAGACCAACCGCTACGGCGAAGCACAGTGGATCAGCATTCGTCTTCACGATGATCGCCTGGACGTAGATTACTTCGCGGATTATGACTACCGCTACCTTGATGCCGATGCGAAGCTTTCTTTGGTCCGGTTGGTGAAGTAAGAGGTGTCCGATGGCAACATCCATCCGGTGGCCTGCTGACGTGCTAGCAGGCATGAAACGTCTCGCAGACGAGCATGGGCGCTCTCTGCACAAAGAAGTCATCCAGGCATGCAAAGCCTGGATAGAAAGGTACCAAATGATGATCGCAGTCGCCCCGGAGCCGGGCAAGTATGATGAAGTCAAGGGTGAATTGGAAGCGTTGTTTGAGTATGTCCAGCCAGTCAAGATCAAAGGCGAATGGTCCTTTGAGGTCGGTAAGCCAAAGGACGGAAGGCCGCTCAAAGAGTGGTTTCCTTCCCTCAAGCAGCAGTACTTTGAAGTTGGTTGGCGTCAGTAGCCGCCCCGCGCGGCATGGCGGAAACGCCGGGAGGAACAAGCAATGCATTCGCTTATTCGGTTTGCATCAACAGGCGAAGCGCAATCTGCCGCGCACTCGGTCGCAGCGGGACGCGATTTCGGGTATCCTTACTCCATCTTTTGGCCGGATGGAGATTTCAACCATCAGACTATTCGCATCGAGTCATCAGAGCCAGTAGAGCCATTACTAGGGGATTTCTATCCCCGTCTGCCTGGATTTCTCTCGGCACAATGGGATATGGAGCATCTTCCAACTTAGCCCTCCCACATCCCGCGCCTGTCTCGTCGTTGGGGCAGGCTTTCTTTTTGCCTCATTCCCACCAGTCCCACCATTCTGACTCCGACGCCTTCTCTCCCACGAGCCAACTATCCGCTGCAATGCTTGCCCGTCGCATGCGTGACCACTCATCCGGTTGCCCGACACGTGGCAGTGGCCTCGTGATCTTGGCGGCGATGGCGCGCTTCTCTGTATTCCAGGTGACCACGGAATCGCCATTCACCGTCTTGAGCAGCAGGGTTTCAATGCGATGAAACTTGACCTTGTGCGGCCACTTGTTCGCACAACGCATCATGACTTAGCCTGCTCCATGAGCGACTTGAGTGCCTCTATCAATGCCGGTATCTCATCTCTATACACAAGCGCATCCCCACCTGAGCAGTCACGAATGGTGATCAGGCCATCGTCATATTCGGGTGGCAGATCAGGTATATCCAGCCACAATGAATCTTCTTTCACGGTAATGATCACGTCTTCCTCGCATAATGCTCATGCCGCCAATTGTTCGGTCCAAATTGCTGATCCATCGCCTTCGATATCAGGGATTGGTCAGGAGTGAAGTTTGGCATACGGCGATTGCGCCACCATAGCGGTACAATGATGAGTACGCCAAGCGTGAGCGTGCCACCGAAGCCAACGAATAGAGCAAGCAGCATCCTCTTCCTCCTCATGGTTGAACTGTCGGCATGACCGCACTATCCCCAAACGAAATCCCCGGCGCGGGTGCCTGCCACGGCTGCGATGCGATCACCACCGGCATGTCCTGCGTGGGTAGTTGTGAGATGGGCAAATGTGGTACCACCGTGGTAGTGCCAGTGCCTGCTATTGGCGGCAATGATGATGGAGCAGGAGCCTGCACGACTTGTGCCACCTGTGCCACCTGTTGTTGCAGTTGTCCTACCGCATTGTAGAGCGGCGCGTGTGCGTTCTGTGTGGCCTGTGTCACAGCGTCATCGATGCCTTGAAGTAACTGCACTTGATTGGACAGGATATCCTTGTTGAAGTGTGAGAGCAGGTAAGCCAGGAATGCCGCGCCTCCCACGGACGCTACGATCTTGAAATCGATGCTATCACCGGAGGTAGAGATATATTGCCCGATAGCCGTGAGGACTGCCAACAGGATGCCAATGGCAAGGGAATACAGGGTATGTATCAGGAACCGGGTGGCCGGTGTCGGTTGTGATGGTTGATTAGCTGACATTTCTTACTCCTGTCTGCTGTCTGAGCTTGTCACGCAGATAACGCGATAGATGCTCTGATAGGATGGTAAGCCCCGCAGGGGTGAAATGTGCTTCTAATGCGTCGAGTCTGCGTAGGATAGAGGCAAGCACATCAGATAATTCTTCTTCCTTATCAGCTTTGGCTATGCGCTCCTCTTCTGGCATGGCATCAATCCTAGCTTTCGCCTCTAAGTATTGTTTATGATTGGATGCTGCATCATAGATATCTCTCATTGGAATGTATGCCTCCTCACTGCCAATCTGGACATGCACACAATCCGTATCTTCAAAGTCCGTGACAGTAAAGACATAAAGTCCCTTACTTCCTTTCACATATCCTCCTATGCGGCAACTATCTTCAAGATTGCATCGTAGCGATCTATCTTTTCTTGTAACACCGGGTCCGGTGGCGCTGTCTTTTGCTGCTCTGCCTGTAACTGCTGGTTGAGCGCGGCGATCTGAGCCAGCATCACCGCTATCCGGGTGTCGGTGCCAGGTCCATTATCATACAGGTTCAGCGGGAAGACAGTCCCATTATCCCAACACAGGACACCTTTATCGAAGAATTGGCGCACCTTGTTGGTGCCGATCACCTGCTCGTTGCTTTCAGGATGACCTAAGAAGTCGAGTCCACACTTGCCGCTATTCCCATACTTCTTGTAGGCAGCAAGCAAACCGTGCTGTATCACCTTGCCGGTACGCAGGCTTTGCCAGTGCTGAGCGTCAACTTCCTTGAACTCTTGCGCCACACCGGGCGTATTGATATCAATTGCCATTATCGTCTCACCTCCTGATACCCATTGTCCGAAGTCGCTCGTCATGGAGTGGTTATAATCGACTCCATGCCTGGCCATTGACACACTATTCTCATATTGATAGATGTGTGATCGTCCTTCCCGCGCGCCATATGACCACGCGTAGGTTTGCCATCCCCATGTGATCGCGTTCGCATCAAACAATGCCTTGATCACCCGGTATGAGCCGTATGCGCCTGTGCGATGTAACCCTATCACCGATGCGACGCCCTGGAAATAGGCAAGCACGGCTGGCTCAGCTACATCGACATCCACTGAGAAGTAGATAGGTCGGTCGGCAGGCCCACCACAGGCGGTATGTATTTTGTGTGCCTCCTGTGCATCCCATGCTCCGGCATCGTGTCCTGCTAGCGCCCGATTAGCATACCATTCCCAGTTGCTTACCAAGGCTATTCCGGCTTTAGAGAGCGCAGCCGCTTCCCCCGGTGTGAGGACTTTGCCCTGTGGAACTTCTGGCTTCGTGTCTTTATAGCCACTGAAGTAGCCGGTGTAGCGGCACACGAAGGACACACGCGCCGCCTTCATATCGGCAATAGGAGGACCGCTCACATAATCGAGTCCGAATGCCATTCATGCCTCCTCCTTTGGTTTCCGTTTTTTCATACCTCAAAAAGAATGCTATAGTGTAGGCGTTTGCAGTACCTTAAGAAGTGAATAGTGTTTCGCCAGGTTCCAAGGTAAGCTCCCTTGGGTAAAAGCACTAGTGTGTTCCCACGGTACCACTCGATACATCAGTCTAGAGCCGAAAGGCCGCTGATGTGAGTGCAACAAACGACTGGCTTGGAGGAAGCCTACAGGAGCAATCCTGTCGAAGCCTCATAAGAGGTGCCTCACATAGACCATCCAGGCATTGTTGCGTTTTATGCACTTTGTTCATAGATCATCAACGTAAAGAGCATCATACACATAGCGGATGCACATATACTTGGGTGTTTTGCTTTCCCAATTACAGTAAATAAGCCAGGCATTATTCCGATAGTGGCGCGCCGGGTCAATGATGATCTCTGTCACATCTTCCGGCCGTAGGGGCTGCCAGTAGTCAGATTCATCGTCTCTATTCCATTGTGCCAATTCATCCAGGGCAAGCCGAATGATACCAGAAAACCATTCTAGTCCTGTCATTCATGCCTCCTTGTTATCTCTCATCGCTCATATATCACTACAACGAATGAGAATTCTATGGCAATGATACGACGGTGAGCATCTGAAAATCCATCGGCACCGGCCCGGTGGAAAGCGTGACCACAGGATACGCCTTGTAGAGTCCAGGCTTACCAAGTGGATTCGTAGAGAGCAAATCTTGTGCCGACGGTGTGAAGTCTGCCGTTGCCAGCACAAGGGGCGGGCCGAGTGAGCCAACATTGGTGACGTTCCATGCGCCGGTACAGATGTAGAGGAGGTTATTGTTGTTGACATCCTCTAAATGCATGGCAATGGAGCCATTGGCTACCCCTGTCAGGGGGAAGAAACTGCTATCCGTTGCAAAGGAATGATGGGATGGTCTGCCATCTCCAGCAGATATAGGACTCCAGGACATATCATTGCCTCCATGCTATACTGTTCACAATGAGAGGTGAATAATGAGCGAACGTGATACGCACTTTGCGGGCTTTGCAAAGTTGCAGTGGGGTGAAATGTGCGATGGAGAACTGGGTGAAATCATTGCCGAGCGCTTTAGCCATGATGACCCTGATGCTCCACATGAGGCAGAGATGGAAGCGTTTGAGCAAGCGATACAAGCCATCATCGCCCGCTGCGCCTATGATCTGGTGGAGCATTCCATCATGGAGTATGACAGCGCCAATGCCGAATGGGTCAAAATTGCCATAGAGGATCGCGTTTCTGACATGACTACATTGCCCAAAGATGAATAGCATCGTTAACTCCTCGTTTCCCAGGTTATCTTTTCATCGCGTGTTATCCAACTATCTTGTTCATCTCTCGTCGCCCATCCCGCCTTCTCATCGCGCGTCGTCCAGGTTGCTTTCAGATCGCGTGTTGTCCAGGTTGCAGCCAGATCGCGCGTCACCCAGGTAGCGGTGAGATAGACCAGGATTGCGGCAGAGACACTCACCATGCTTGCAACATCGACTATGGAGAGTGAGTCAACCGCTCTATAGGTATCTGTGATGATCTCAGAATCACTCACCACAAATGGCTCTGTGATACTGTAGAGTTCGGCTACGCTCATACTATCCGTGGCAGAGAGTCCATCTGTGGGGAAACGTCCGAGATTGCCTATATCTGAGATGATCAGTGCATCGAGCGGCCATCGTTCGATATTGCCCATGTCTGAGACAACAAGATCATCCTCACTCGACATGTTGTTATTGGTGACGCCCGGTGAGGATTGCACCATTGAGGAGGCGCTATCATCGGCAGATAAGGCATCGGTCGCCCCATAGCCATCCATTCCAAGCAGGCTATCACCAGCCGACAAGGCATCAAGCGGGATGGTGGTATCTGCAAACAACGGACTATCCGAGGCCGTGAGCGCGTCAACGTTCCACTGTTGCCCACTGCCCAGGTCTGACGCTGTGTTCAACTCGCTGAGGTTCGCCCCGTCTTGATTTGCGATGCTATCTGAGGCAGAGAGGCCATCGGTCGCACTTGCACTATCGGCATAAGACGGCGCATCGCTCGTGGTGAGGCCGTCGGTGGCGCTTGCACCATCTGCTGCAAGTAAGCTCTCCGTCACAGAAAGCGCGTCGGTGGCGCTCGCTGTCACCTGGAAGGAGGAGGCATCGACGGCCGATAAGATGTTATCGTTCGTCGAGAGGATGAGCGTCGATTCTATGGCACGCGGGACATAATAGGTACTGGGTGCCATTGCGTTGTTGGTGATAGGCGGGCTGACGAGCGTACTGGATAGGCCACGCGGAATGTAGCGTGCCACCAATGTTGAGAGCATGCCGCGTGGGATGTAACGCAGGGCATAGGTGGTGACAATCGTACTCTCTATGGCGCGTGGGACGTATGTGCTGGCATGGGGGGAATAGACGGTGCTGGTTGTGGCGATGGTATCCGTCACGGTCAGGCTATCGAATTTGAGGACGCCTGCGCCCCCATTCTCGACTGAGAAGATACCATAGCGACCCGCTGCGGTGATGCTGCTATCGGTTGCCGTGATCGTTGGCGTCCCTGGCTCACTACTCCCATCTGCCCAAATCGTCCCGGTGATGGTGCTTCCAACGATGCGCCCGCGTATCCAGTATTCCGTGTTGGCTGTGACAGTGAACGCGACATCAACCCCAATCGTCGTGATGACCCCTGCCAGGTGCATGCGAATGCCGATGAAGCCATTGCCAGCACGGACACGATACAGGTTTTGCGCGGTCGCATCTGAGCGGAAAAAGACACCTCCGAAGCAGGCAACACCATCATTGACGGTAAAGCGCACCACTACATCAGTATCTGCCTGTGTGCCGGAGCCGAGCGCAATGATGTTATTGCCCCCGGCATTGCCGGATGCATTCCCCTGGTTGCTGACAATCGAGAGGACTTCCGCCCCGGCAAGTTGCGTGTACGTCCCGCCACCGGAGGCGGTTCCCCACCCGGATTGATCGGCGCGTATAAAGGTGTCAGAGGCAATGATCGCCACGAGTTACCCCTTATTGCCGGCTATACCCCCACAAGCTCCCCAAAGACGCCTGTAGCACTAGAGCCAGTGACGACTGCCTGTATCTGAATATTCGGCTCAATGATCGGGCCATCAGTAGAACCTAGACCGTACACAAACCGTGCGATTGTCCCTATGGTCACTGCATGGGCCGTCCCTACTAATGCCCAATTCGAGCCATCCGTGCTCACTCTCGGCTGTACCGTGAGCGCACCGCCGCCGCCTTGCCGCACAAGGAGCACCCAGGTACGCTCGCCATTGGATGCAACCGTTGCCGAGTTGGTCGTTCCAACCGTTAAGGTCGCATTTGAGACGATGGTAATATCAATATATGCCATTATTCCTCCTTTATGAGTGGGGTTTGAGGCATGATTGCAGCCCCCATGCCCTTGAGTTTCCGATAATGCGATAGATACCGCACTACTTGCGCTTGTGCGGTTGGCTCTAAATGCGATGCTAGCATGACAGCGAGGAGATAGAGCAACCAATCAGCATCAGTGCCTCTTTCTTGCACACTGATAGCCTGCAGTGCCTCTCCTAGTTCTGCCATTGCAGCAGAGAGTACCATGCTATTCCTCAGTAAAGACCATGAAGACGCTAAAGGTGGTAGTAGCGATCAGTGTACCGCCGTTCAGGTTGATGGAGAGCACCTGTGCAGCACTGCGCAGCGTTGGCTGCTGCATAGACCCTGAAAAATCCCACAGGATTTGCGGTAATGTCTGCTGTGGGAAGTCGGTTGCAGTGAGCGCGCCCGCGAACTGCGGCATGATCTGCGTTGTCGCGATATTGCCGACGAGCGCGCCGCCGCCCGTACTGTTGGCCGTCCAGTTTTGCGCCAGGGCGGTCGCTGCGATGCCGGGTCCAGCATCCGTTGGCGTCATCGTCAGCGCAACGGGTGTGCCGCCGGTCAGCGCAGTCGAAAACTTTTGCAGCAGGACATCAAGCAGCGTTGTGCCAAGTGCAGTACATTTCAACGACAACCCTATCCTGACCAGTTTGACGATCTTTGTTGCACTGCCTGTCAGCGTAGCGATATTGGTTGGGGTGGCAGCAAGAGCGAGTCCTACCCCAGCCGCCGCATACGTCAACTTTGCCCCATCTTCCAGTTGCACAGAGACAGGCGTGAGGATATTGCTATTCGCGTCAGTATACGCAGTGCCGCCCTTGAGCGCTCTTGGCGTCGTTGTGCCTGGAACGATGGCAGTTCCAAGCGGGATACCGTTCTGATCTACAGGTGTGATACCGAAGGCCATAGAAGTCCTCCTAAATCTTGATGACGACAGTGGCCGTCACATTATTGCTATTGTCCACGCGCATCGGGGTATTGATCTCGTGCGCGATATAGTTACCGACAAACAGGCCGGTGGTCGTGTTCGCAGCCGCCGAGGTCACATTCACCAGCCAACAATCGGTATAGTTGCCATTGGCCGTTGAGCCGCCATTGGTCGCGTTCTTGAACACAAACACGACGGTAACACTCCGGTTGCCTGCTCCAGTTGTCGCGCTATAGGTGAAGCCGCCCGATGCAATCACGCCGCTATATTGCTCTACCACGGTGCCCGTCTGATTGACCTTCAGGTTGGCATTGGTCGGATTCTCTCCCACGTTCGGCAGCGGCACGACGGCCGTACCAATGGCATAGACCGCATTCGATGTGTAAGAGACGGTTGTGAGTGAGGTAGCATTGAGCGCCGCCGCGCCATTCATGCTCACCGTCTGTGTCTGTCCGGTGCCATAGCCGACTAGTATTTGCGTGACACCAGTAGCCGGTGAGATGTTGTTGAGCGGGATAGCCGCAGGGATGGCCGCCACTGCCAGGGATACGACGCCCGTTTGCCCATTGGTCAGTGCCGTCGTGAGTGTGGTACTTCCTGCGTTGTTGTTGATATACAGGTTATTCCAGGGATTGGCGTTACTGGCATTGGCAATGGCCGAGGCAAGGATATTCACCGCGCCATTGTCAGTGACCACGTTCTTGTTGATCTGGCGTCTCGTGACTTCGCCTGTCTTGGGATTCCATTCCTCCAGGCACCAGATACCTACAGGTTTGCCCTGCGTCTCTACCATATCGCACAACTCGCCAAAGCCTCGCGGCCTGACGCTTGTTTGCCAATATTCAGGGATGTTGATTAGTTCTTGTACAGCCACATGGGTAGTCCTTTCTATGTTGTTTCCTCTTCTTGTGTGCTCTGTGATATTGATTTGCCGGTATGATTGCGCAGCGTGATCATGTCATCGTCAATTTCCAGGTCGATCTTGTGCGTTTTCTTGAGCGTCTCAACCACCAGTTTCATCGCGCGTTTGAGCCGCTTATTATCCGTTTCCAGATGGATGATGCGATCTTGCAAGAGCTTATTTTCAACGGTCAGTGCTTGCCTGACGCGCTCCTGAATATCAGAGGCCGCACGGTTCACGCTCTGCCGGATACCGGCGACGGCGGCAATAGCACCCACGATCACAACCATGAGGTTGATAATGGCAATGATGGCAGTCCAGTTCAGCATAGTCGGTCACTCCGGATGTTTCTCATGCTGTTCTAGTACCTTCACACGGTCTTCAAGTTCTAAGTGCTTGCGGACATAGAGTCTATAAAACCGAGTCCCTACGATAAATGCAGCAATGCCCTCTGCCAGCAGCAGAAGAAACGTGACGAAGATAACGAGCCGGATGAGCAGAATAATATCCATGCCTTTCTCCTTATGGGGTGGCAGCATGCCCGCGCAAGAGCGAAAAGCCCCAATTGCCGACGCTGACAATGGCTGCGATCACGGCCACTTCAGAGAAACTGAGCGATGGGCCGTGAAAGACGCCCATAAGCGCATTCCACACAAACCACAATAAAATTGCCAATAAGAGCAGGATGAAGGTGGCGAGCACTACCCGTAGTGCCCAGTTGAGTAATCCGTAACCCATGAATGATTCCTCCTTATTGCAATAAGCCTGATGCAAAAAGCTTCTGCCAACTCCCGGCATAAGCTATCTCGGACGCAGTACAGAGATACTTGTACAGGACGGTGTTGTTGGGTTGCGTCTGCAAGGAAATGTCTACCTCTGAGAGCAGAAATTGCCCGTTCCATACCCCCATTTCAGGCAGGAAAATAGGCAAGAGTTGCCCTACATCAAGGCCGTTCCGATACGTGGTAAAGGTGAATGTGCGCCCGATGACGCCGAAGCGGGCGAGCAGTTGGTTGCCGTAGGTAGTAGCCGTCGGCACATCCATTGCACGCGCCGTCACATCCTCCACCGCTTCAACTATCCCGGTCCCGCCTTCGATGGCTGCCAAAGCTGCCTGTGACGCCAGATTATCAATCACGAGATTGGTGATGTAGACGCCGGTGCCTGATACCGTCATCACGTCAGTATTCGTGAGTACCGTCCCGTTTGAGTCCTGTGCAATGGATGGGTCGCCTTTCAACTGCACGTCATAGTACCAATCCGCTCCTGTATGGCCTTTTTGCGCTCCTGCAAGTGGCCTGCCATTCAGCGTAAACACCGGCTGTGGACAGGTTGGACAGAGAGGATAAGGCAGTGGAAACGAAGATGCCTGCCCGTTGCCGGTGATGGTCATGGTAAATGGGATGGTGGCTAGCACGCCGATAAGCACTTGCCTATTGCGATACTGGTCATTTGCCACCTCGACTATCAACTGTGTGTCCACCTCAAGATCGCTGATAGGTGCGATGGTGCTTGACTGAAGTATCCACGGCGCAGGCTTCACTTGCCGCTTGTTAAAGTTCAGCGTCTTGGTCTCGTCTATCGTCCACTCATAGTTGCTCTGCTTCGCCAGGTCTACTAGGTTCTTGTCGATGAAGGTGTAGCGATAATCTGCCGTCGGAATGACGATGCCTGCTCCGATGTTGGGTGGGTATGCTGCTACCGTCATATCCAGGACTTGCGGCGAGACGGTGCTATCTGTGGTCGCAAGTCTTTGCAGCGAGTAGACAAACGTTCCACTCACCGTATCGCCTTGAGGTGTGCCACCCACATAATCCCCTTGTTGCTGACACCAGAATTGATAGAAACGCGCGACGGTGGAAGAGATACCAGCCAACCCAAGATCAAGGACAGCGGATATGGCACGGTTTGCGTAGCGTGCGGCAATGCCTGCATTGTTGATGAGTCCAGCTTGACCGGCAGGCAACGGCGTACTATCGGTAAAAGAGATAGCAGTAGCACCATCGAAGGTGATGGTGATGGCGCTGTCTAGCTTGAGTGCGCGTACCCGGTGGAAGGTGCCGCGCAGGAAGGAGATTGCCACCTGTGATATTTGGCTCTGCACGCCTGCCACCGTCTTATAGAGTGTCAGCGTGTTTTTCGTACCCACCACGGCGGCAGTATCGCAGACTGCAAGTGAGTAATAATCCGCAGAGTCGCTATAACACCAGCACAGCCCGCCGGCGTCGCTCTCGTCCATATCACAGAGCAAATCGACATTGGCGGCAGACTGTGCGCTGTAGAGGTAGACGCCACGCGCTCCATTGTTGGCTGTGATGCGCGAGTTGGCGGTGTCATACGTCCAGGTCGCCACAGAGCCACCAAAGCCCACGGTCGAGGTATAGTTGGCGCTCGTGTTGACATTGAACAGATCAACCACCGGGTCGAGTTGCGCGTTGATACCGGGAATGCTGCCGCCATTTTGCAGCGTCATATCCGTAAAAGTGAATCCATCGGTCGAAAGATCAAGTCCAAGCGTGGTGGCGGCACTCGGCAGCGTTGCATTGTAGCCAAAGAAGGATGAGCCGATACGCCCCATATTGCCAAGGGAGAGCGAGGCGTCAGGATGGGCAACGACGCGGAAGGTATCATAGTGCGCATTCGAGACTCCTGAGCCGGTCGTTGCCAGCGCAAAGCCACCGACCACGCCACCACCACCGCCGCCGCCGCCCGCTGTGTAACCTTGCGTGATGAGTTGCACATCGTTGGCACGGCCAAGACTGGTAGAACTGCCCTCCAGCACACCGAGCGTCGCCGCGCCAGAGCCTGTGCTATTGGTCAGGATGTGCATGTCGAGTTGGCGGTACAACTTGTCCCCAACGCCGAATCCTTGCAATGGGATGCTGGTGGCAGGCCAGGTATACACCGTGAAGATCGTCGTGATGGTGACGCCGCTCTTCACCATGTTGGTGCCGATTTGCGTAAAGACGCCGCCCGATGTGCGTATATATATCCGTTCGTACAGGTCAGCCGTAATCGAACCGGCAGAGACGTTGAGGGTATAGGACGGCGTGAAGTTGCCACCGACCAGCGTATTGCCTTCGAGTTCTGTACCGGATAGCCACCCATGCGGTCCCACGCCGCCAAGCGACCCGGCAGCAGGCCACGCGCCAGCATTGCCCTGACTCCATATCTCACCGTAGCCGGTGGCAGTGCCGATGAGCGTCGTCTTAGTGACAGCGCCTGCGCCGGTACTCGTCACCAGCGTATTGCAGGTTGCAACGGTGCCGTGTACGGTATTGGTGCCATAGGTTGTATACGGCGTTACCATGCTATCCTAACTCGTCGTGTTGATATCCCAACTTGTCGGTTCTAACGTCGAATCCAACCATACTCGACCCTGTATGGTGGCTGGTCCTGTCCCAAAGAGCCTGAACCTCATCCAATAAAATGAATTGACCGTTTGTGTCTTACTCACCGTTGCAATCGTGGTCGGTGTGCCTGCAATATTCTTGGTTGCTATGAGTTGCGTGGCAGAGGCCACCAGGCGAAACCAGTTGGATACATCCACGAAACGCAACGCAATGCCTGCGGCTATGGTGCCACTGGACAACTGAAAGCGCACGGTAGCATCGCAATCCGTCCATGAATTATTGCCCAGTATTTCATACACATCGGTGGTCAAACTCTCGATCTTGGCGCGATTGCTGACGATGGAGGCAGTCCCGGTGCCTATTTGCGTGTAGACCTGTCCATCATCGGCGGTGCCAAGCCCGCTCTGATTGCCACGAGCGTAACGATCTATGCCAAGCGGCGCCGTCGTGCGGATGCCTGATGCGACATAGCCGCCGAAGACGCTCCACTGCAAATTCCTGATATCGGGGAGTGTTGCCGTCGTTGTAGTGGACAGCGTGACCCGTATCTTGAGTGTGAGTCCTGCGCCACTGCCACCAATGGCAAGCGTTGAGATAGAGCCGCCATTGCCCACGACTTGATAGGTACTGCCATTGTTGGTGCTCGTCTCAACCTTGATGGTGCCACCTGCCGAGAGTGAGGTGTCCCAACTGACGACCGAGCCTGCAATGGTCGTCACAGCATCTAATGCCTGTCCCGGCGCTATCCATGTGCCTGATATGGCCTGCATCACGCCGAAGTTGTCAAATTGCTGGTTATTGGAGCCTGCGCCGCTCGGATTGCGGTTGCGCAGCGCGATCATGGCTGCTGCGCTATAACTGCCATCTGAGACGCTCACATACTGCGTGCCATTGACATAGCCGGTGAAAGATGAGCCATTCATCACGATGCGCAGCCGGTACGTGCCTGTGGATAACTTCGGAGAGAAGGTGAAACTGCCGAGGGATGAGGTCGAGCCGCCGCCTGATGAGTTCGTGCCTTTTCTGATGTCAAGTTTGCTGGTGGAGAGTTCGGCAGCATAGGCAAAGCCACCGTCAGCGCCGCCGAAGTTCGTGGTGCGCCACGTGACGCCGGGCAATACCGTATCATTGGAGATCGTGATATCGACTTCAATGGTGCCGTTCTGCCACGTCCCGGCAAAGTCCAGGCGACTTCTCGTCTCACTACCGGAGGAGCAGTTGAGCACATAGGCGCCGCCCTGCACTTTATCCGATGGACTCCCATTCCCAAAGAGCGTTTGGCTGCTCTTATTGCCATCATCCCAATTGCGCGTTTGCCCGATCAGCGAGATGTCCATGTTGGAGCCGGCAGCCGTGTTGCTATAGGTGCCGGTGTTCCACTGCGCGGTACTGTTGTAGGATGTGCCAAGAGAGGATGAGGACAGGAGTTCTAAATCACCGTCGCCTGTAGTGGTGCCACCAATCACACTTGATGTTTGCCCTGTGTTCCAATCTGCGGTGGTGGTAGGACTCTGCACTGCGTAGCCGGTCGCCACACCTTCAAATTGCAGCACGTCGTTGATCATGTCGGTGACGATCTTGCCCGCGCTGGTCGGTGTGGTATAGAGCCGATTTGATGTGCGCTTGGCAGGGATAGCCATATTATCGGTGCAGTCAAGTTGATGCTCGACGGTGGGATCAGGGTAAACATTGCTCTTATCCAGCTTGTCGTCAATGATGAATCCTGCGTAGCGGATACCAAGTACTGAGTCGGTGACGGTGATCTGTTCACGATATTGGAAGGTAGCAGTACCAGCGTAGTCGAGGACCGTCACCTGCAAGCGCCTTGCCTCGCTGATCTTACGTTTGATGTCTAGCGTGTCCTCGATGAAGGGATAAGGTGTGCCGCCGATGGTGAGGATGACAGGTGCAGTCATTTATTTTTTATCCACCCTTGCACCCGTATTTCTTTGGCCTGCCGCCTACTGATCTTGTCCACCACTTCGGCACCATCGAGTTTGATGGATGGCGGCATGATGGTGATGTGGTTGACGACCACGCTGCCGCCGGTGGGGTAGCGAGAGCCACCGAAGGACATGGAGTACGAACCGCTATAGCCACCTCCTACCGCCGAGGCGAGGAGTGAGGATGCGGATTGCACGGCAGGGATGGAGCGTCTGATGCCGTCTGCAATGCCCATGCCGAAGGTGTAGCCCCAATTCTCGTAGCCCATGAGCGGTCCCATCTTGACGGGCGAGCCTGGGAAGTGCGATTTGAGCCAGGAAAGTGCGCTATTCACCCAGGACACGACGGCATTCCAGGCGGCTTGCAAGCCTGCCAGAAAATTGTTGATGATCGAGCGCCCCCAACCGACGGCGGCAGATGCGATACTCAGGAATAGGGCGGCCAGTTTGCCGGGTAGCGAGGCGATAGCGGCCATGATTTTACCGGGCATGCTCGCAAAGTTGGACACGATAGCGGCAATGAGTTCTGGAATGATGCTCCCGCCCACAAGTGCATGGAAGAGGTTTTGAAAGAACTTGATGATATTCTGACAGGCGGTATTGACCCAGTTGGCAACATTGACGATGGCGGCAATAATCCACAGGAAGGCTGCAATGAGTAGACCGATGATGACAATAACCCCAAGGATGATACCGCCTACAAGGATAATGGCGGCCACAAGTACGCCTCCTAAAAACTCTGCCAGTGGGATAAGCTGTGGTAAGAGTGGCTTGACAGCGGCGACAAAGTTATTCCAGGCAGGCACAAGCACCGTCTGAATCATCACCCCTATGGCCTTGAAGAGCGGCGCGAGAGCATTCCCGATAAACTCTCCGATGGGTACCAGGAAGTTCCACAGAGTAATGGCCGCAGTCCTCACTTTATCGAAGGCGGTAGCCAGCCATGCCATTGCCTTGCCGAGTGGGTCAGTCTTGAGGAACCATTGCGCAAAGGCCACGATCAGCGGCGTTATCTGGGTAAGGAGTTTCGTGAGAATGGGGAGTAGTCTCGTGCCAATCACGATAAGCAGCGCCTGCACAGCGGCTTTGCTCCTATCCATCTGGATGTTGAATCCGCTTGATGCGACATCCCACCCCATGACATCCTGCGTCGAGAGGTGCATAGCAATAGACATCGCTTTAATATCTGCTGTCCAGGCTTTCATATTCTGACTGAGAGCCGTGATGGATTTGGCGGTTCTCGTCCCACCACCTACCATGTCCATCATCGCCCGATTGAATGCGACGCTGCCTATTGGACCCACTTTTAGGGCAGCATCAATGAGCATCTGAAATGCTCCCGGCAGCGATGTTTTCATCTCATTGGCGACCGCGACGCTGCTCACTCCAAGCGCTCTCATTGCCAGTTCAGCTTTTTTCGTCGGGTTCTCCAATGCGACAAAGATCGCCTGAAGTCCTGTCGCAGATTTGCGCGCATCAAGCCCTGCATTGGTCTGCACGCTCATCGCGGCGGCAACATCCATAAATGAAATACCAAGTTGATGGGCCAGGGGTAAAATAGGCGCCATTGCTGTACTGAGGGCTTCAAGGGTGATATTCCCATGTGCAACCGCCACAATGAGACCATTCATATATTGAGTTGCAGTGTAGGTATGTATTCCAAAGTTGGTCTGAAGGATAACGAGAATATTGGCAACATCTGCTACCTTCGCCATCTCAATTTGTGCGCCCTCGGACGCAGCCGCCAGCGTATCCAATGCCTGCGCACCACGCTGACCAACAGAGAGAATATGGTACATGGCAGTAAGGAGGTCATTTGCTGCCACACCCGTCTTGACTGAGACACCAAGAATGGCCTGACCCATTTTTTGCATATTGTCGGTCACATCACCGGCGCCCGTCACAAGTCGATTCAACCCTTGTTGGAAGTTTGCGGCGGCTCTAGTCGCTGCCACGCCAAGCGCAATGGCGACAGCGGCAGCGATGAGTGTGAATAAGCCAAGCAGTTCCATCCCTGCGATCATGACACCTTTGATGCCACCCTGAAGACCTGTAAATACCCCTGCAAGTGACCTGATGATAGAACTTGCACTATCACGCGCCGTGATATCGATGAGTAAGCGAAGCGCTTGGTCTCCCGGCATTAGCGTCTCATCCTTTCCGCTTCTCGCTTACTTGCTTGCATCTCTGCCTCTGCCTCGGCGTTCTGCCTCGCCTCGACCGCTTTGCGGGCAACTAACACCAATGTCTGCATGCGTATCTCTTGCACCGGTGCCGCCATGTATCCCCAATAGCCACCAAACAAGGGATAGAGGTCTGCTCTCAAGATGGCATCAGGGAACTCTTCATCTCGTCCAAGCTTGCCTGAGAATGCCCGTTCGCAGGTGCTAAAAAATCCTCTTCTTCCTCCTCATCCATCGTCTGTGCAATCTCATCGCACTTTTCGAGTATCGGCTTGCGGTAATTGGCCGGGAGTCGCAAGATGGCGCGGTCGGTGACCTCCACCGACCGCCCATTCTGCACAAACGTCCAGCCCACAATCATGACTTCAAGCAACTTATTGCGCGCCGTGCCCACACGGATGTCAAAGTCCCGGTTCTTGCCCTTGCCCTTGATGGCATTGCTTGCGTTGTCTACCGCTTCTTGTTCCACGCCGGTGTAGGCACCCTTGATGGTGACTTGCTCGTGCGCTTCCCATCCCCATTTCTTGCGGAAGGCGGCAGCCTCTTCCGGCTTGCTGTCATCAGGGATGGTAATCGGCTTGGCGACATCGAATGCGCCCATGGTGTGCTCGCTTTCTAGACTGTGTAGGTCGGTGGCTGCCTCGTGACGACCACTAACTGATAGGCGCCGCCAATGCCCGCGTCATACTCACATCTCAGCTTCGGCTTGGCGAAGGTGTTACCCTTGCCTGGATCGCCTTCTTGCGCATAGTCCTCGTAGCGCACCGGCAATGTCCATGTCCAGCCTTTATAGACCGCTGCGCCGCCGGTGGTGCCCATGTATTCACCGATGAGCGCGACGTTCAAGTATTGCTTGAGATTTTGCCGCATCTGCTCGAATTGAAGTAGGTTGAGAATGTCATAGGTCACATCGACGGTGCATTCCGGCTTGATGGCATAGGCGCGGGTAAACTCCTGCTGATTATTGAATGTCCAATGCGGCTCAACCGGCGTCTTGAGCATCAGCTTGAACGTTTCATCAGGGTCGGTAAAGACGGTGGTGCCTGCCGTGCCAGTGATAGCATCGATATAGATTTGCGTCTGCCAGCCTGCCGCCGGTAAATCGGCCAGTGGTGCGCCTATGCTCGCTACTCGTGACACCTGTAACGGGTTGGTTGTGCGATCACCTATCGGTAACTTGTCCTGCGCGCCCCCCTTGATCGTCAATTTCGCCTCGCCTTTAGTGCTGACTTCAAAATCCCCATCGGTAGCGAAAGAAAATGGATGTGTCCATGAACCGGAGCCGTCATAGTGCTCCACCGCTGCCGTCTGCCGCGTGCCTTCAGAGTTAAAGGTGCCCTTCCATCCAAAGACGCCCGTTATGACGACTGTAGTGGCGTTGGTTGTACCGCCGATGCTGGTGATGGCGCTATAGGTGTTGGCGCTGTAGAATGTGCCATTGCCGGTGATGGTGACGACTTCAGTGGTAGCAATGCCATAGGATGTGCCAACGATGGTGAGGCTGGCACCCGATGCAAAGGTGGAGGCCACAATGATTAACTTCATGCCCGGTGCCGTCGGTTGATTGGCAATGGTCAGGGAAGCCACAATGGTGGCCGATGCCACCACTGATACAGGCGCGGCAGGCAGCGTCGTCCATGTCCCACCAACGGGGTTGCCAAGCAGCATGTACGGCCAGTAGAGCGACAAATCGCCATACCAGTCACTATCGAAGGCATCTAAGCTTGCCTCGTTATGCGCCTGGATCAACTTCTTATCGCGTGCCATGAAGCCGCTAAACTCATTCGGGCTGTAGAGCGCGATCTTGTGATTGGACTTAAAAGCCGTTACCGGGATATTGAACTTGGCACCCTGCACGCCCTTAACCACCATCACACCGGAAGTCAGACCAGTGGTCGTAATGTTCGTGATGGCAGTGTAGGAGTTGACTGATACATACTCGAAATTGGCGATCTGCGGGCTTTGCAGTTGCTGTGCGGTGGGCGCTGGTACGTTGATTGCGCCTTCAGAGTTGCCCGGTGTGCCGGTCCCGGTGATGGTGAAGGTGCCGCTCGTTGTCCAGTTGGTTATGATGATGTGAAGGCGCATGCCAGTCGAGCCACTAGGCGCGGTAAAGCCGGTGATGGTGGCAATGATATTGGTGGCAGGCAGCAGTGACACCTCGCCGGATGTGCCTTCGATCATGATACCGCATAGGCCCTTTGCGGATGTAGGTGTTAAAGGCATTTAGACACCTTCCTCTTCTATCGTTTCAGGCGTTGCCACCTGTTCAGTTGCTTTGGTCTTCTTCTTGCCCTTTGCAGGCACTTCCTCTTCGGGTGGCGCAGGCTGAAAGTGTGGATGGATGGCAAGTGGTGACACCTCAAATGTGCCATCGTCTGCTACATCCACCCGCACGCCTGCGAACAGGCCGGGTATGCCGGGAATGCTGCCCGGTTCAGGGAAAAAGTACGTGATCATGACACAACTCCCGGCGGTATCGGCACCGCCCACTCCTGTCTCGTGACAAGGGTGATCAGATGGGCGCGTAAGATTTGGCCGTCACGAGTAGCCGTCATAAAGCGCCCCGACTTGGCTTTCAGTTGAGCATGGAAGAGATTAGAGACGATATTGCCTAACTGCGCGTGTACCTGGAACGGCTGTACCAGATAATCGCGCACGTCATAAATGTAGGATGCCAACCCTCCCGTCTCACGTGAGCATAAGGAGAGGATGTACCATTCCTGCTCATCCCACACACGTCCACCGAAGCCGCGCCGCTCGCTATCATCGGCATTGCCGTACACCTCGACCACTGCGCCGCCATCGCTGACCTGACCTATCACGTCAAAGATGACTTCAAGCTGCGCCACCTTGTACACCGGCGTTGATGTATTCGGTATGACAAGTGCTGCCAGGTAGGACACAATGGCATTGCCGATGGCTTTGGTGTTCGGCGCGGTAGCAATCGGCATCTATGCGCCTCCTATGCGTACCCAGGTACGCGCTACAGCCTCTTCCATCAGTGCCATCACCTTATCGGCGTTATCATCAAGTGCAGGCTGCGCATATGGCTCTGCCGGGTCATCTGGATAGAAGCGGCCTAAGCTATCGGTCATGCCACTAAAGCCGAACTCACGCCTGAAGGCATACGGGACACCTGCCTGTACGCCCACTTCCCACGGTGAGATGGGCACCGCCGCAAGCGATGATGCCAGTTGCCCAGTTGGATTTTGAAACGCTGACCATGTGTTCGCACGCGCTGCCTCTGTGACTATTTGCCCAGCTTCATCGAGCGCAACAGCCATCTCTACGGTTAAGATAGCCTCGAACTCGAACAGGCGCGCGATCTCTGCCATGCTCGCCGGGTCAAAGCCAATCGTAAGTAGCGAGTCAGCCATCAGGCACCTCCACGCGCCGGGAAGCGCACCACTGTGACGCGCCGTAGCACTTCATAGGTGGAAGGCTCTTTGACATCGAAGACACGATACTTAATGGTGTTGATCAGCAACCTGTCAGGCTGACGCACATCGGTGTTACGCGGCAAGAGCACCGTCTTGAGATCAGCGCCAATCACCTCATCGGGCATTGCGCCGGTGTAGGCAGCACCCACCACGGCGCAGGGCACAGCAGACAAATCAGGCGACGTGACGGTTGTATACACACTATTGACCTCGCGTTGAATGGCACACCTGTCGGTGAGGACATTGGTCGTCATCCAATCGGAGAGCGTTTGTAGTTCGGTTGCGCTGACTGCTGGCATGATTTACCCTTTCGCCATGTAATCGATAGGTTTGGCAGCGAGTAAATCACCCTGCTCGACTGCCTCACCGCCGAGATCAGAGCGGTGCAGACTGATACTGCCTGCTCGCTGCTTCATGCGGTAGGATTTGGCAAGCGTTTGTATCATCGTCACCACATCCGAACGGCGCAGGTGTTGCCCATCCAGCGTGACGTTGTACAAGAGCATCCAGCGAGACGCCATCCGGTCTAAGAGATCAGCAGATGCACGCCAGATGTCATGCACAGAGCCAGTTATATAGACCGGCGGGAATGTCGAGGCGGCAAACACGAAGAATGGCGCAATCGGGTCGATGGTGGCAGGCGTGACGACGTTGTACAGGTTTTGCTTGAACACCATGCCGTCTTCCCAATTGGTCAGTTTGTGCCAGTAGTCCAGGTATTGAATGGAGCCACTGACATACGTAGGCGCATAGTCCAATGGCTCGTTATTCAGGTCAAAGCGGCTCTCATCCATCGTATTTTGGATGTCCTGGTCAGTAAAGATTTGCGAGGCGCCCGCAGGATCATTGATCATCACTCTGACCCGCGAGATCAGCGGGAGCATCGTGTTACGTACTGCCATCGGTCACGCTTCCTCTACAACAATGGATTTGCCAAGAGTAAATCTGCACGGTACGCGAGCGCAGGCGTCACTGGCGAGCCGGTCAGGGTTGCAAGCACCTGCACCCAGGTTTGCCCACTCACGGGTATGGTCCCAGGCACAAAGGAGAGCGATTGCTCTCCATCCTGTGCTGCTGCCGTCAGCGTGATCGCGGCTCCAGTCCCCACTGTTGTCCAGGTGCCTCCTTTGTCGTAGGACACCTGTGCAGTAAACGTCCAGACGCCTGAACCACTGGCCTGTTTCGCGTTCACATACTGGATACGCACCGTCAGCAGATCACCCTTCACCGCACCCGGCAGGATGACATAGGAATTGGTTGTCTCGCTGGCTGCAATGTCGTGCATGCCGACGATTTCTTGTACAATGTCTGGCATTTATGCGCCTCCACTTACGGCTTTGTCAGCACGATATCGCCCTGATAGGTCACGGTGGCACCTGTGCCGGTAATAGCAAACACCGAGAGGCGAATTTGTGGCGCGGTAATCGCACCACTGACAACGGTAGGCTGCACATTGAATGGGATATAGATTTCGCCTGCTTGTGCCGTGGCTGAAAGCGTGAGCGTGGGCGATATAAAGTCACTGAACCACGTGGTGGGCACCCCATCGTAACAAGCATCGATGGACCATGAAAGCGTTCCAGCACCCGATGAGGTGTTAGCCGCGCTATAGACGATGCGTGCCCACAACCCACGGCGAGGTGTGCCACCTGCCAGGATGAGCGCCGCGCCGTTGAATGTGGCCGTTTTGGTGACGCTGGCTTGCAGCGCAATTAAGGCATCAGTTGGCATTGACTTCTCCTTCCGCCGGAGCCTCTTCTACCGGCGCGGCTTCTGCGGCTTTCGCTTCCTCAGCGGCTTTCGTCTCAGCTTCCGCTTTCAGGCGAGCATCTTCCTGTGCGGGGTCAAGGCAGTGAGCGTGTCCCAGGTGCAGCACCAACAGCTCAAGCACGCGGCCCAGGTGGAAATCCTGTTGCGAGATGGCAGCAACACCAGCACGCAACTCTGCGAACTCATCAGGTGACATCGCCATGTCAACCTGTGGGGTCTCTTCATCTGGCATGGGTGTCTCCTTTATCCAATCTTGATATCGTACAAACGGCCAATGGAGCGCGTTGACGTTGACATGAAGCCAACACCCCAGTCAATCAGCGTGCGGAATATCACGCCGTTATTGATCAGGCCGAGGTCTTGCACATTTGGCCCATCCTGGAACTGCCAGCCGAAAAAGTGATCGGTGCCGTGTTGGACGGCGTAAATGCTGGTGAAGTTCGCAGATGAGCCAGTGCTATCCACACCCGCCGAGGTCTCACCAACGGAGCCGGAACCGGCGGCAATGGCGTTGCCTGCGATGATACGCGTGGTCTGGTCGGCTTTCACGCCAGGGTCACGAATAACCGCATTCTTGTAGGTCTGAATGGAACGCCCGAACTGGTCTTGCGTGATGTCAAAACCGCCGCTGGTACCCATGAACTTGACGAGGGCAGCAAGACGGCGTTTGACGTAATCGTTCATGTAGAGGACGACACCGGTGCCATCGGGACTATCAACGCTCCACAACAGGAGGTCGAGCATTTCAAAGAATGCCGCCCCTGTCTTGGCAGTCATGCCCGCCGATGAGATGTCAGCACTCGCGCCGCCTGCGTCAATCTTGTTTTCCGGTCTCACCCCGAACTTGTTGGCAGAGGCCGCGTCATCAATGCGGGCACGCAGTCCTACGGGCGCATTGACATCACCTGCGGTATGGTCGTTCTTGAAGAATTTGAAGTTCAGATCGTAGGTGAGCGCCTTCAAGACCATTTTTGCTTGATTGGCGCGGGCATTGCCGATCTGGTTTTGATCGTTGACGATGTATTTGTCCACGTCAACGTAGTTGGTCATGAGGTAGAGTTGTTCCTGGTACGGCGTGGGCTGTGCATGCACGCTGACGCCTTCTGCGTTGATCGCACGCCAGGTGATGGTTGGCAGGTTACCTTCAAAACGCACCCCGTTGGCGACAAGACTTTGCTTGGTCACCAACTGCACATCCTGCAGGATGTTGCCATAATCGATCAGGGACATGGAGATCGCTTGCACTGCCGGATTGTTTGAGTACAACGCGTAGTCGGCAAGCGTAAATGTCCCGGCTGCAACGGTCATAGGACACTCCTATCATCCCCTGCCAAATGTCTCTCAAAAGGCGACTTGGCACGAGATACAAAAGATCATGTTCAGTTGTTGTTAACGCCTATTCCACATATCAAGGTCTTCTAGGCGTGGAATGCGGCCCGGTATGCTACTGCCGGGTGATGCGATGCTTGAGCGACCTGGATTCATCGCGGGCGTTGCCGGTGCCAGCCTGGCTTGCGGCGTGCCTGGTGTGGGCTCTTTTTTCGTGAGATCAGGCTCCGCTTTTGCCAATTTGTCTAGCAACTTCTCGATGTTGGTAGGCATGCCATCTTCAAATTCAATGGCATCAAAGTCCAAGAGCAGGAGGTTGGCTAGTGTTTTGGCTGAAACGACGAAATTGAACTTGCCTGCCAAGTCCGTCACTTCTTGCCGGACACGCGCCTTGCCAAGTTCATCGGCAAGGGTCTCCATCTGTTCTTGCAAGTCAGCATTCTGCTTTTTGGCAAGTTCAGATGCGGAGAGTTCAGCGTCTTTCTTGGCTTGTTCTGCGTCCTGGTAAACTTGAAGCAGGGCTTCAAGTTCTTTGGCGCGTTTACGGTGTGATGCCGCTTCTTCGGATAAGCGTTTCTTTTCAGGGTCGCGTATTTCATCCCCTGTTTCCCGCTGGGAAGCAGCATCCTCATGTGGGGTGCCTCGCGGAGGCGTCACATCAGCGGCCCGCTGGGTCTCTGACGGTGAGGAATTAGGTTCTGGCATAAGTGTAACACCCTTTAACTAGAATAGCAATATGTTATGATGACTTCTTGCCGAGCATTCTATTCGCACGCGCCCGCACCTTGGCTTTCTGAGAAGCCGTTAACGGTGGCTTGGCCTGATTGAGCCTAGCCAGGGCGTTACGTGCATGTGCCTTGTCAGGCATGGGATACTTGGCTTGCCCATTGACGACGATAGTGGCGCTGCGCTTGCGCTGCTTTGCATTGAGTACTGCCATTATGGTGTCCTCCCTACTGGTTGTGGTTGTTGTCCAGGCGGCGCTTGCCCCGGTTGGCCAGGTTGCGCAAGCATGGGCATTTGTTGCGCTGCAAAGTCTGCTGCCTTCCGTGCGTTCTCCGTCTGCGAGAGTTCGAGTTCCTCGTCAGGGTCATATCCCAATTCTCTCTGTAACGTGGTATCCGAAATCCCTATGGCTTTCTTGGCAACCACGGCCTGTACGCTCTCAAGATCGGTACCGGGCATCGGGCTTTGCCACGCCAGTTCAATGTCGATGTCACCTGAGAGGCGAGCAAGCACAAAGAGCGCCTTGGATACCTCGATCATCAGTTCGCCATAGAGACATTGTTTCTTGTCATTCTTCTTGAGAAGCGGCATGAACAGGAGTTCTATGGCAATGCCTGACATACGGCCTTTGGGCGCGTCTTTCATGCGCCCGGTGGCTATCCCTGGCACATGGCTTTGCTCGTCCATATCGCTGCGCAGGTCTTCAGCAAAGGTCAGCGCGTTAGTCACATCGCTATGAATGGTGACGGCTTCAATGCTCTGCTCCCACAAGGGCAACTGAATGATCTTGCCCGGTACATAGTCAAGCGTTCCTTCGCCAGTACCTTTCGAGTAGATGATCGGGCCGCCATATATCTTCTCAATCCGTGCGATACAGGACAGCACGAGGTTGAGCGACTCATTCATGTCGATGAGATCAGGCGTGATGTCAGGCTTGCCCCAAAACGAGTTGGGCATCGGCAAGTTCTTACATGAGAACAGAGGCGGGAAGGGATACGGCCATGTGAACGGCGCGCCTGCCGGTACCCAGTTGCCCATCTTTGGAGCCATCATGGTCGATGTTCGCTGTGTCCAGTGCTGTATCTGCCACGTCACGTCGTCGTCAGTCCCATCATCGAGGTCTTCGTATTGCTGCGTGTCGTCTGCATCCGGGTCAATGCGTGATATCTCTTCACGATAGTAGACGCGTGCCGGTCTGCCATCGATCTTCTCATCGGTGCAGAATTCGATACAGTACAAGAGGACCGTCTCAACATCTTGCGGCGCTGTCTTCACACCAACCACGATGGCAGGGTCTATCACCACGAGGCGAAAGGTGGGCTTCTTCTTGCTCATGCCTGGCACAATCCGCAAGAAGGCGTTACCCGCCATCGCGCCATTCATCGCTAAATCTTGAAGCAGTGGCAGCCGTCGCTCTTTGCGCCCCCATGTCGTATCAAGCAAGTCCTGTGCTTCCTTTGGCGCGGTGTCCTCGACGGATATCCCAACCTCTTTACCGAACAGGAAATTGACACCGGCATCGACGATGGGCTGGCAGCGGTTCGACAGCACGTTATCGTCAGGTGAATCGGGCATGGTCTTGAGTGGCTTATCGAGTTCGCCATTGTAGGCTTTCCAAGCCATTGCTATGCGCTGCTGTCGCTTCTTGTCCTCTTCCGAAATTTCATAGACAGGTTGCGCTGCTTGTGGCGGCGTTGGCTGCGGTGCCAAGCGAGTGGGCGCTTGTGTGACCATCAATAAATCCTTGCACTATAGCGGATATCGCTTGGCTTCAAGTCGAAATGAGCACAGAAATAGCGATCACAATCCATACCATGATCGTCCTCTTTGAGTGGCGCTTCGCCCTTCTTCACACCCTGCCGCGTATCCCAAATGTAGCCATCCACCTCTTCAATGCTGCATGTTGGCTTCTTACGTGAGACAAGATCACGGTCACGCTCAATCAGGCAATCACGGAAGTACATGAGGCGAGGCTTGCCGTCACCTGCTGCACGGTAGCGAGACGCCGTAACCTGGATACCAGCCGATACATTCTTTTGTGCGGGTAAGGTGTAGAGTCCCAAATGTCTTTCAAGCGTTGCTCTATCTTCAGCGTCATGATCGCAAATAACTGCTCGTGGCAGCGGGTCGCCATGTTCTTGCCCCCAACGGGAATGATGCTTGATTTGTTTCGCGTGATCTTCCACCAGCCGCTTCGTATGGTAGAGTTCCCGGTAGACGTAGCCTCTGCCGTCACCATCCATCGCATACCACTTGCAACAAAACGGATTCGTAAAGCCGAAGTCCACCACCATGTAACGCGGCCACTCCTTCGGGATAGGGAATGAGTCTATGACGTTGCGCCGTCTATCCCACGAGTCTTCATAGACACTGCCTTCAGCAGCTACCCACAAGCCATAGAGGAAGCGCGCACGGCGTACACCCGTCAAGCCTTCGAGGATACCGAAGATGTATTCTCTACCTTCCTCTGTCCAGTCTTGCGTTTTCACATCCCAGTAGCGTGGGTTATCCTGATGGCGTGAAGTGAGGCGCGTCGTAATGCCTTCATTCATACGCTGGTTCAACCAGTGCTCCGGAGCATCAGGATTGACATCCATAATGAGTTGGCGATAAGGCACGTTCGGCCCGTTCGTGCGAGGTCTGAGTCTGATGCGTACAAACTCGATGTCATCTAGCTCGCACTCGATAGCCTCGTTGATGTATGCCCACTCAAATTCGGATGACATGACCTTCTCAGGCTTATCCAAGCCGTTCACAATCATCTCAGAGCCATTGGGATAGCGATATGCAGCAGGCTCAACTTTGTTGCCACCAAACCACCTGATGTCACGACGGTCACGTAAGATGTTATCCCGGTACGTCACCATAGCAGAGCCAGATAGCGCCGTGTTGGTCTTCCTCGCCACGAGCGCACGAGCACCGGGATATTGTGAGAGCAGGACATGTATCTTGAAGAGTGCGCCAACCGTCTTACCTGTGCCTGCGCTGCCTTCGATACACACCTCCCGGTCGGTGCAAGAGCCAAG